CTCCACCTGCTAACCCCGCATCTATACTCCCCCTTCTCCAACCCTCTGCCCTTGGTAATCTTCCTGCTGGTAAGGTGTCCAATTCCGCCCACCACCTTGTTAAACAGGTTGTGGTGGATGACCATGCTTCCCACCCACATCCCCCCCAAGCCCCTGTTGACAGCTGCCAGAGTGCAAAGAACGCCCTCAGAGCTTTACCTGGAGCTGCTCCCCTAAGAAAGGAGTTCCAGGATAATACTTCCATAGTTCCTAGCTCAGGTTGGGTCGACGTGCCTCCGTCTTCCCCTATCTCCTCTACCTCGTCTTCCATTGGACCTCCCCTTTACCAGATCCCTAGCGACTGTTATCATAGGAGCCAACCAGGTGACAAGCCCCCTGGGTTTGTCCCACATAGTGGCACACTTGGTGACCCTGATTTGTATTCAGATTATCCTTGGGATCCCGCCAAGGGCGTCTTTTCTGAAAGGAATCCTTCCTTTCATGGACGCGTTGATGATCGTATCCTGGAGCAAAAAGACAATGAGCCCGATCCACTTGAATCGGGCCAACCAATGGCCGCTGGTCCAGCCCAACCTGCAGACCCTGTCCTCTCCCCCCTCATTCACGATGTGAAAACCATTGCACCTGCTCCTGCTTCTCCCACCGGGAACGGAACCTTTGCTGATGCCCAGCCCTCATGGCCACAGCATATCGATGGGCATAACCCAATGGACGGGAAGAAGCCTAAGATCAGACTACACCCCTGTTGGGGGGTTATCTTTCTCCAAGTGAAGATGTCATGGCTCGAACTTATGATTACCAAACTCATAAGTTACCACAAGGTCACTATCCTCATCCCAACATTGTACATACTTTACCTCTTCTCAATGGTTCCCACTCTTACAGGGACCAGAGTTCATATTCCACTAGCCATAATTGTACTTATTCTCACTATTATCTACGGTCTCCACTCCGAATCCCAAGTAACAGACTCCCTTCCTAAATTTCCAACACTCACGGGGAATGTCTCTCCGCGCAGACAAATACATAGGTTTGGTGCTTGGGTAGGCATACTAGATGACCCCTTCATGCGAAGACTCTATAATAGAATAACCGAGGAATGGAACATTCTGAAGGCCACAATAATCAATCCGACAGTTCCCTTACTGCCAGCAACCTCTGAGGTCTTTGAATCTACCCTCTGTCTGTACACCACATTAGGCTACAACGCTTATTGCCACGCCTTAGTATACACAGAGGTCATTGACAAGGTCACTGATTACTTTGTAGCCTCAGGAAATAAATTTGTACAACGTGCTACTTTTAGCACCAAGGGTGGTCAAGAATTTCCCACCGCCCAATATGAGGTTGATTCTGAGGTTATGCAGAACAGCCTCGACGTTGCCTATAACCAATGGGCAAGTCGGTGTCAATTCTCGTCTATGGTTGGTGTGACTCCTAAGTGGCAGTCAAACTAGCCCTCCTTGGCGCCGCATACGGACTCAATTTTACCGGGTTTTATAAACTCTATGGAAGTGAGAACCGTGTAACAAAGCTATTTATCGATTCCCGGATTTTTAGTTGCGCCAAGGACACATATTGTCGGGATATTTACGGCAGGATTAATTTAGACCACCCAAGATGCCCTTCTTGCACCTTACCAACGTATTGTACCCGCATCTCCGAAAATAGGGTCAGATTAGAACACCCAGAATGCGAGGGTGAAAAACCCAAAACCTTTTCACGGGATAAAACTTACACCCCTCGGACTATTTTCAAGTCCGTGTGGCGTGGTTTCTATTCTACCCGCTCTCTCTATGGAATCAGTCCTAGAAATGTTGCTGATGCCTTCCTTTACAGGCTCTCCGCCGCACGAGAGGAGTCTCTGCTCCGCCATGCCTCGCTCTTTCAGAACCAGAGCATTGCTACAACATTACCTGCCTATAAGCTCCTCATACAGGAATTGAGGGATGTTGTTCTGTCTGGCAGAACAGATGTAATGGAGTACACAGCTGCCTATGCCACTGATCCAACCAGACCCAAGTTCAAACTCTATTCCCGGACTTGGGATCTTATTATACAGACGGGCCTTATCGTATCACTTATTTGGATGATAGGTAGGGACCGTATTTCTCAAGCTCTGGCTATTGCCAAGGAAGGCTGTTCTTGCAAATTTAAGAACGAATGGGCCAAATTTGGCAAGTTCGGCAGGAACGTAGTCGATCTTGGCACCCCCGCTGCCATCCAATGTGGTGCTTGTCCCCAAATTTTCATGGGCGCCCTCAAAGCTGTTTCCTCAACCATCAAGATCT